TATTCCGGGCTCGGCGGCAACTTCGTCCTGACCGCGACCGATGACCCGGCCGGCTCATGGACCGGCGCGACGCTCACGGGGGCCGGGGACATCAACAAGGCCGCCGCAGGCGTGCTCTACCTTCCGACCAATCCGACCGCGGGCGACACGCTGGTGCTCGGTTCTCACACCTACGAGTTCCGCAACGATATTGTTTCGCAGCCGGTGAATTACGCGGTGCTGATCGGCGCGACCGCCGCGGCGACGCTCAGCAACCTGGTGGCCGCGATCAACAACACGGCGGGCGCCGGCGCGGTATTTCCGGCCAGCAACACCATCAATCCGGACGCCTCCGCAACGCTGCTCACGCCCACCAAGGCGCTGGCGGTGGCACGCACAGCGACCGCCTCCGGCGATGACGTAGCCACGACCTCGGCCGTCACCGCTTCGGTATGGAGCAACGCCACGCTGGTTCAGGCGCAGGACGGCTCGGCCACCAGCCCCATGCTGGCGCTTATCGGCCCCACCAATTCAGATTCACTCGCCAACATGGTGAAGCTGCTGAATTTCACAGGCACACCGGGCGTGGACATTAGCCTCGCCGCAACCACCCCCGACCCGTCCGTGTCGGCGGCGTCCGAGTCTACGTCGCTCACCGTGACCTCGCGCGTCGATGGCGGCACCGCCATCACGACCACAATTTCACCAGATCCCGCCGCCGCCTTGGCGTGGGGCGCCGGGACGCTGGTAGTCACCGCTCCGCAGACCAAAGGGCAAGGCGTGCTCACCCTCACCCCATCGGAGACGGTTGAGAACGTCGTGCTCGACGTGGCCGGCACGTTCTACGGCTGGGGCGACATCAGCACGGCGGACCAGGACGGCACCAGCGGCCATCCGTTCCTCGCGGTGGTGGGTGGCAGTATCCCTGAATCGTTGGTGAACCTCGCCACTGTCATCAACTTCTCCGGCGTGCAGGGTGTGGACTACAGCACCGCAGTCGGCGGCCACAACACGCTCGTCACCGCCTCCGTGGCGACTGACCCCGACAGCGGGGAGCCGGGCAACGTCCTGACCATCACGGCGCGGAGCGAGGAGACGGACGGCAACAGCATCGTGATCAGCGTGTTCGCGGGCTCGATCATCACGGCCAGCGGCGCGACGCTGACGGGCGGCGGCACGCACACGCTCCACGGCGTCGAGATACCGGACGGTGACGCGCCGATCGCGGTGGCGAGCTGCGCCGGATTTCTGCTGCTGGCGATCGGCGATTCGCAGAAATTTTTCTGGATACTGCCCGGCGAGACGACCATCGACGCGCTCAACTTCGCCTCGGCGTCCTTCGCTCCCGATAACCTGAACGACATCCTCGCGGTGGCCGACCAGGTGTGGCTGCTTGGCGCTGCGTCGATTGAAGTGTGGTACCCAAATTCCGCCGCCACCGACCCCACGCAGGCGTTCATCCCGATTGCTGGCCGGGCGTTTGCCAACGGCTGCCAGGACCGCACCGCCGTCCGCATCCGCGATACCGTGATCTTCGTGGGCGCCGACAATGTTGTATATTCGAGCGGTGGGAACCATCTCTACTACACGCAGAGTGGCACCATGCAACGTGTCAGCACGCACGCGATTGAGGAACGTATCCGCGTGCAACTAGCTCGAGAGGCAAGCTGATGGCTCAGTTGTGGGCGGATTCCTTCGATCATTATGGAGCTTCGCTCGACAACGCGCTGGGTGGCGCGTGGGCCGCCTTCGGCACCGGCGCGTCCATCGGCACGCCGAGCTACGGAGCCCGCACGGGGCCATACGCCCTCAAGACGGTGCAAGGCACCACGGCGCGGCGCGTGCTGGGTGGCGACGTGGTGACGCTGATTGTGTCGCTGGGCTACTCGACGGAGAGCCTGCCGAGTGACAACAACACCCGCATCATGGCGATCCTCGCCAGCGACGCCTCGCAAATCGGCTGGATTGGGCTGACATCTGACGGCCGGCTGTTCCTCGTGGCCCCGACCGCATCGGGCGGCGGCGACACGATGGCGACGACCGCAGGCCCGGTTATCGTTGCGGGGTCGTGGCAGCACATCGAGGCCAAGTTCGGCGTCACCGCGGGCACGCTCACGCTCAACGTGGACGGCACGACGGTCCTGACCGCCAGCAGCTTCGGCGGGTATCGCAAGGCATTCGGCGCCGATCCCGAGACAACCTGCGCGCAGGTGCAGTTCGGTGTGGCCGGCGGCGGCGGCGCGAACGCTTGGTATGACGACATAATCACGCGCGACACCACCGGGGATTTCAATAACGACATCCTCGGCGACCGCCGCGTGGCGACGCTGTTCCCCATCGCGGACGGCGACGCGCAGGGCTGGACGCCGCACCCGCGCAAGAAAATCGGCACTGGCATTCTCGACCTGCTCACTGACGACGCCTCGGATACCGCAGTTGTCAGCGCGGCCGACGCCACGGCGCTGCGCCTCGCGGCCGCGGAGTACACGGTCGAGGGCTTCGTGCGGTTCCGCAGCCTCCCCACCACGACCAACAAGGCTGTGCTGTTCGGCAAGTGGCAGGAGACGGGCGACCTGCGGGAGTGGCAACTATACCTCGGCGGTCCCGATCTCGATGCGGGGTTCTTGACATTCCGCACCTCCACCGATGGCACCAGCGGCACAGTGACGAAGGTGCATTCGTGGCCGTGGACCCCCGACATCGATCGTTGGTACCACGTCGCCGTGGTGCGCACCGGGACCGACAGTCTGCTGTTCATCGACGGCGTACAGCAAGGCCCGGCCGTCACCGACAGCGCGACCTATTTTGGCGGCGCGGCGACGCAGACACTTGGCGCCGAAATGTCGAGCGCCAGCGCGGTCGTCGCCAACACGCATTTTGACGGGTTCATGGACGAGGTGAGGATCAGCAATGGTTTCGCCCGATACACCACCGACTTCACCCCCACAGCCGTCGCGTTTGGGCGTAATTCTTCTGACGATCCTCACTTTTCCACTGTGGGGCTCCTTGCTGGCTTCGATGCTGGAGTGGTGGACGAGTCGTCATTCGCCCGGACCCTGACGGCGCGCAACAGCGCCGCGCGCTTCGCGGTGGACGATGGCGATTTCGGCTTCCAGGTCATCGACCAGGCGACGCCACGCGATGACACGTTCATCGAGGCAGATGTGCTGTTCGCCACCGGCATCTTCCAACTCGACGCCGTACCCACGGCCGACGAGACGGTGACACTCGGCGGCGTGACCTATACGTGGAAAGGCTCTGTCGGCACCACGGCCAACGAGGTGAAGATCGGCGCCGACGCCAATGCGAGCCTCGCCAATCTCGTGGCCGCGATCGTCGCGGGCGACGGCGCCGGGACCACCTACGGCTCCGATACCGTGGCCAACGCCGACGCCACGGCGGTAACGCTGCCTGACTTGCAGATCGAAGCCACGGCTGTAACAGCGGGGACCGCGGGCAACGCTGTCGTAAGCACCGATACCTGCGCGGACGGCTCGTGGCTGACCGGCGCGACGCTCGCCGGCGGCCAAGACCTCCCCGGTGTGTCGGAGTTCCAGCTTAACCGGCTGAGCGTCGACACCACGATCCTCTCGGCGCTGAGCATCGTGCATCGCGCCTACAAGAGCGACGCGGGCACCGCCAAGATCAAAGTCTCGCTGGTCGACGTGGACGGTGGCGTGGACCTTGGCACCGAGCGCACGCTGAGCACCAATCCGACCTACCACGAGGAGGTGTTCGACACCGACCCCACCACTTCGGGCGTGCTGACGCCGCTGTTCCTGCTGGGCGCGAAAGTGCGCGTCGACCGCACGGAGTAACCGATGTCATGGGCGCGCACGTCACAAATCGCGGCCCTCGGCACGACCTCTGGCGCGTCTGCGCCGCGGGTCACGCAGATCGCGATGCTGGCCGTCTACGGGCCGCCGGAGTCGAAGCGTGCATTCCTCTCGCAACTCGTGGGGCTGGCTACCGTGGCAAATGAGACGACGGCCCGCGTGACGCAGGTGGCGGCGCTCGCCGTCTACACCACAGGCATTCCGGCGCCGTCGCGGCGGCGCGCGTGGGCGTTCGATTTCGACGGTCATGCGTTCTACGTGCTCGACCTCGGCCAGGAGGGCACGTTCGCATTCGACCTCACGACTGGGACATGGTGTGAGTTCGCCACCACGGGCTACGACACTTGGAACATGCGCAACGGCACGCTGTTTAACGGCAAGGTTACTGCGGGAGACTCTATCAACCCGATCGTGTGGCAACTCGACCCCGACCAGCCACTTGACGAGGGCTGGCGCACCGTCGCGCACATCGTCACCGGCCTCATCGACGTGCGCAACCGCAAAGCCATGCGCCACGACGCGCTGCGCCTCACCGCCTCCGTGGGCCAGCTTGGCGAGGCCACGGGGGCCGAAATCCGTATGCGTTTTTCGGACGACTTCGGCAAGACGTGGACCGACTACTTCACCATCGCGCTTGTCGACAAAGCCTACACGCAGGAGCTTGCGTGGCGCTCGCTGGGGCCGATCTCCGCGCCCGGCCGCGTCATCGAGATCAGCGACACCGCGGGGCCAATCCGCATCGACGGCTGCGATGCTGAGATTGAAGGACTGAGTGACGGCGAGCAACCAGGAGGCCAAGGTGGCAAACCGGGTTGACCCCCTATCGTTCCAGGTTCCGATCACGAACCCGGACGGCACGCCGACGCTGGAGTTCCAGCGTAAGTTCAACGCCCAGCGCGACGACAACACCGCGTCGGACGCCGCGGTGGCGGCCGCCCAGGCCGCTGCGGCCACCGCACAGAGCGACGCCACGGCTGCACTTGAGGTGGCGAAGGCCAAGCCGGACACCTTCCTCCAGCTCACCGACACGCCCGACACTTACACCGGGCAGGCTGGCAAGGTAGCCAAAGTCAACAGCGACGAAAGCGCGCTGGAGTTCGGTGACGCCTCCGCGGTGGCGGCTTTCACCGACCTCACCGACACGCCCGACGCCTACACCGGGCAGGCCAGCAAGGCCGTGCAGGTCAAGGCCGACGAGACGGGCCTGGAGTTCGTCGCGGTCGGGGCCGGAGCCGGCGCGCAGCTCGACAAGGACCGCTATGGGCCGCCCACGGCGAGCCAATTCGCCACGCTCGTCGGGACCAACTCGGAAGATCCGACCGTGGCCGACACCATGACGCGCGGAATGACAATCTCTTTCGGCGTCTCGCCCGCGAGCGGCGACAACGTGCGCCAGGTGCTCAAGGCGGCGCCGAGCAGCACCGACTACAATATCATCGCCCGGCTCCAGCCGGTGATGCTACAGCACAATTTCAATTCGGCCGGGATATGCGTGACGGACGGTACCAAGATCGTGTCGTTGACGGTTGACAACGCGCACAGCACCAATCTCGGCTGCGCCATTGCGGTTAACCGCTGGTCGGATGCGACGACGTTCTCCAGTACACGAGTTACCGGCAGCGCCATTTTCATGCCTGAGTGGCTACGCATCGGCATCGTCGGCGGCAAGCCCACGACGTTCTCGATCAGCCAGAACGGCACCGACTGGATCGAGGTTCTGAGCGAGGACCAATCGGGGTTCCTGACCCTCACCAGCGTCGGGTTCGTAGTCTACATGAACCGCTCCAGCGGAACCGAGGCGGTGAGCGGCACCGAGCAACTGGTGCAGAACGTCCTCTACTACAGCGATCCCGACATCACGCCGACCGTCAAGTATCCCGGCGTGAAGGGCGACACGGGTGCCACCGGAGCGGTGGGCACCAACGGAACCAACGGAACTAACGGAACCAATGGCGCTGGTGTTCCGACTGGTGGTGGTGCGGCCGACGTGCTGACCAAGATCGACGGGACCGATTTCAACACGCAGTGGAGCACGCAAGCCAGTATCCAGGCGTCGTTCCAGACCGCCTATGATGCGCGCTATCTGCAACTCACGGGCGGAACGCTAAGCGGCAATCTCAACGCCACTGTGACGGGCAGTAGCACTCTGACCTCGACCTTTGCAGGCGAGAGCACAACTCAATTCGCGCTTGTTCGCGCCTCGGCGGATGCGCTCGATCCTGACTTCCTATTCAGAAAGACAAGAGGCTCAATAGCCTCACAGACGGGTGTTCAGCAGAACGATGCTTTAGGCCGCTTGATCTGGCAAGGCAACTTCAACGGCACCAATGTCACCGCAGCCTTCTTGACCGCAACCGCGATCAACGCGGCCCCTGCCAATACGGCGAGAGACACGCAGGTTTCGCTGCTCGTCTGTAAGACCACCGGCGGGGCATCCGCCATAGCTAACTGGGATTGGACGAATGGGTGGCAGGCGTTCGGGGCTAACACCGTCATAGGCATCAACCGCCACTTCTGGCTCCGCGAGTATGCTTCCGCCAGTCTGCCCTCGGCCACGCAATCGAGCATGCTGGCCTCGTCGAGCGACGTGCCCGGTGGCGCAATCACCTCCGATGGTGTTGGCTGGCACTCTCCGGGGGTCAAGCGGCTCCGCGCCGTGACTGCTAATACAACAATCAGTATTCCAGCGGGATGGGCAATTACAGACATTTACATTGCCAATACAACTGCCAATGTTGTTACCGGGTTGATTATCGGAACGACTAGCGGCGGCAGTGACGTACATATTTCAACTAATATTGCTGCTAATGCGTTAAACGCCACTGTGGCAGCTATTACTATATTCTCCCGCACAGTGGCGCAGACCTTGTTCATCCAAGCCTCAGCGTGGAATAGCGCGAGCGTGGAGTTTTCCTTTGTTCTAAGAAAGGTGTTCTAAGATGGCCGCAACCGTGAATATCACTATCGTCATGGGGCAGACGACCTATGGCGTCACCGAGAGCCTTTCGTCGGCCGACCTGACGCGGCTGGTCACGGCCTACGCGGCTACATTCGGCACCGTAGGCGATAACGTGGCGACGGGGCTGGCGTGGGCGAACCAGCTTATCGGCCTCACCAAGCAGACCGTCCACGCCTACGAGGAAACTCAGGCGGTGACGGCGGCGCGGGCCGGCGTGGCCGACATCGTAATCACCGGAACATGACGCGCCTCGAAACCCAGGCGGCGCTCGCCGCTATCCTGAGCGATCCCGAGTTGCTACGTGCCCACGCCCCTGCGCTTGCGCGGCGCGTGGCGGCTGGTATAATGGAGGTTCCTGGCGCCATAGTGCTAGGTGACATCGACGGCATGATGGTGTTCTACCCGGAGGGTGAGGGAAGCTATGACAGCCACTATTTGTTCCCGCCTTGGGCACGAGGGCGTGATCTTCTACAAAGGACTCGGGTATTTCTGCGAGGAATGTTTTCGGGAGGGGCGCGACGCATATCCGGCGAGACACCAATCGGAAACCTCCCCGCCCGCCGCATCAACCGCACCCTCGGCGCCGTCCCCGCCGGAGAATGCGTTAACTCAGAAGGCCAAAAGTGCATCCGCTACGTCTTGACGCGAGAAATGTTTGAGCGTAGCGTGGTGAAGTAACGTAGTAACAGTGATCATACAAATGCCACGCGGGCGACCTAGAACAGAAGGGCTGTGTAGCTGGGAAGGGTGTTGTCTAGATGCGCGCACCAAGGGCATGTGCCTAAAGCACTACCAGCGATCCCGGTACGCAAAAAATCCAGAAAAATTTCGTGCGGTAGGGCGCGCAAGACAGCGCGCTTACAACGCCAGGACGCAATGCTACGTCATGCGTCTACGCACGGTGGCGTGGGCCCTTTGCAAAGAGCTTGGCCTGGAATCTCTAGTCCGAGAAAAGGTAAAACAATGCTTTCCACAGAATACGCAGGTCAAAAAGGAGCAACGCGGTTAAGTTGGTCACAGTTTGGCCCCCGCGATCTTCTAGCCCAACTCGCAGACGAGCACCCAAAGGCATCGCGAGAGCGCCTGCGCCAGTTATTTTCCGACGCGGTTCGGGCTGATGATCGTTGGCTTGATGGCTGCGTTGAGTATGCTTTTACGAACAGCATTAACGCGCTTGAAAACCAACGGGTCCGGGATGCACGACAGCCTGCTGCACGTCCGTCAGACGTGGCCAAGAAAATGGTGCCAGAGGCAATGAAAGTATTGCTTCTCAACATGGAAATGCCAAACGGCAAGCGTCTGCGCTACTGCACCGGCCGTGAAGTCGCTAAATTTGGCAGCTTCTATACCAAGATCGCTAAGAAAGCTGGTGCCAAGCGCATCGGTGAGGTATACGACGAGGCGCAACTGCGCGCCGCGCTCGGGGGAAGTGATGAAGGGCAAGGGGTTTCGGAAGCCGGAAATATCGGCAATCCTCGCTGAGAAGGACGTTTGGCTAGAGATGGGGCCTTTTCTCGACGGTATACGAGAGAAAATCGTGAGTCGAGGCCATCCCGACGAATTGGTGTGGCCAGCTCTGGCAGATCGGCTGATGCGACTTTCCTGTGAAATGGTGGCCCACAAATTAACCAAGGAATTGTGGCTCGAGTTCGCCGGCGGAATGTACGACCTATGTGAGCGTGAGCACCAAAAGAGAAGTTCATAGCGTATGTTCCTCAAAGTCACCAGCACCCTCGGCCACACCTTTTACGTGAACGCTGACCATATCCGCTGCATTTACGGCGACAGCCGCGGCGGCTCGGTGCTGAGCATGACGGTCGGCGACAAGCTGGCCCTCAAGGAACCGCCTGACGACTTGGTGCGGCGGTTGACGAACCCCCTCCCCACCACTACCTGACGTTATACGCCCCGCGGTGACGCGCAGCGCCACTTGGCGCTTGGCTCCATTCCCTGAGTTATAGCGCGGCATTCTATGCCGCAGGGAGCCACTATGGGCGGCCTTCTCGGCGGTATCGGCAGCATGGCGGGGGGCAAGAAAGCCTCTAGCGCCGCTAAGGACCAAGCGGCGGCGCAACTCCAGGCCGCGCAACTCGCCGCGCAGACGGCGCGTCTCGGCTTCGACTGGCTCACCACCGGCCAGGGTGGCCAGTACACGCAGCCCTACCTCCAGGGCGGCGCCAACGCCTCCAACGAAATGCAGGGCCTTCTCGGCATCGGCGGCGATCCGAACGCGGCCAACAAGGCGTTCAACAACTTCCTCGGCTCGACCAACTACAAATTCCAGCTCGGCCAGGGCCTCAACGCCGTGAGCGGCAACCAGGCCGCCAAGGGCATGCTCGACTCCGGCTCGACCCTCAAGGCGCTCAACAACTACGGGCAGGGCATGGCTGGCAACGCCCTCCAGGGCTACATGACGAATCTCGGCAATGTCGGCACCCAAGGCATCGACATGGCCAAGACGATCGGCGCCGCGGGTTCCCAGGCTGGGCAAGCTGGCGCGTCCGCGCTGATGAACGGGGCGCAGAACGCCTCCGCCCTCCAGATGATGGGCGTCGGCGCGCAGAACTCCGGCCTCAACGGACTGCTCCAGGGCCGCGGCAATACCTACTCGGCCGGGCCGCAAAACATGACGCAGCAGGCCGGGAATTGGGGCAATTTCTTCGGCAACCTGTTCTGAGGCCGCTATGCCATTCAGTCTCCCCTCTCAGGATCAAATCGCCGCCGTCATCGGCATGCCCGGCATTACGATGGCGAACCAGGCGCAGCAGGGCTACGACCAAGCCGCGCTGGCTGGGCGCAAGACCGCGGCCTACAACGCGCTGCGCAATATCTATGGCGACGTGGCGGGCGACCCGCAGGCGTTCAGCCAGCTCATGACTGGGCTCAACACCCAGGCCACCACGAACCGCACCAACACGTTGCTGCCTGGCGAGGTGGCGCAGCAGGGCGCCACACTGGCGCACACCAACGCCAGCACGGCCAACACCAACGCCAACACGAACCTGACGATCGGAGAAACGCCGGGTAAGGTCAATCTGGCGACCGGCACCGGGCAATCCGCCCTCGCCGGCGGCGCTGAGAATATATTTCAGGAGCAGTCCGCCGCCCTCCAGCGCGGCGCCATGCTGTCGGCCGCGGCTGCGCAGAACGGCGGCGACCCCGGCGCGGTGTGGGAGTCCCCCGAGGCTGTGCGCAGTATCGGCGCCGAGAAGTCTGCGGCGATGGCGCAGGCTGCACGCGCGCACCCTGATAACCTGCCCAGCATGGTGCAGGAACTCCAGCAGGGCCGCTCCGTCATGCCGATGATATCCGGCAAGGGCGCGGGGCAGGTCCACGTTTCCAAGATCGTGACCGACGCCAACGGCCAGATGTACACCGTGATGTCGAACGGGCTGACGACGCCCGTGGCTCCCGGCGCCGCGCAGCAACTCTCCACGCAACTCGGTGTCCCGATCACGCCGCTGGCCTCTGGAGGCGCACCCGGCCAGCAGGCGGCCGCTCAGCCGGGCGCGATGGTGTCGGGCACGTTCGCGCAGAAAACACCCGGCTATGTCGGTGCCGTGGAGGCTGCGAAAAAGACCGGCGCCGCGCAAGGTGAGAAGGCTGCCAGCGATCTCGCGCCGAGCCAGAACGAAACGGCTGCCGCGCTCAATCAGGGTGGCGCCACATTCGCGATGTTCGACGCCCACGAAACGGCGCTCAAGACCGCCATGCAGCAGGCGGACAGCGCCGGCGCGTGGTCCGTCACCAAGTTCATCCCAGACACCGCGGCCGCCAATGCGGCGGCGACGCTCAAGACGGCGGCCGGCGACATGCTGCTCCAGCAGATCAACAACCTCAAGGAAGGCGGCAAGAACGGCGGCACAGGCGTCGGCCGGATCATGCAGGCGGAGATCCCACTGTTCGCCAACGCCTACGCCAATCTCGAGCAGGACCAGTCCCCGGCACAGCTCAAGCAGAATCTCCAGAAGGCGATGGACATCATCCAGGGCGCACGCAGCCGCATGGCGACGTACTACGGCGCGCACTACGGCGTGGACGTGCCGGCCGATATGTCGGGGCCTAACGCCGCGCTCACCCAGCGCCAGCCCACTGCCGGCGACGTGGCGTATCTGCGTAGCCACCCCGACGCCAAGGCTCGGTTCGAGGGCCACTACGGCATCGGCTCCGCGGCTCGCGTGCTGGGGCAGTAAATGGACGCCCCTGACGACACGCTCGACCGCTTGGTGGCAGGCATCGCCCAGCGCGAGTCGGGAGGCATGCGTGATCCCTATGGCAACATCACCGACGCCGGCCGCGGCCGCCGCGTCATCGGCAAGTACCAAGTCCTCACCGACAACATCCCGTCGTGGACCAAGGAAGCCCTCGGCCAGGCGATGACGCCGGCGCAGTTCCGCGCCTCCCCCGAGGCCCAGGACGCCACCGCGCGCTACAAGCTCGGGCAGTATGCCGCGCAGTACGGCCCCGAGGGCGCCGCGCAGGCGTGGCTTGGCGGCCCCGGCAGCGTCGGCAAGACGCAGCGCGCGGATCGCTTCGGCACGACCGTAGGGCAGTACGGCCGCGACGTGATGAACTATGCGGGGCTGAGCGGCCAAGGCGAGGGCCAGCAGGCGATCAGCAGCAACCTGCATCCCGTCGTGTCATCCGCAATCGACAATTTCCTCCGCGCCAGTGGTGGCCAGCAGGCCCGGCCGCAGACGCTCGCCGACCAGCCGCTCCATCCCGCGGTGCAGGGCGCGATCGACAACTTCCTGTCCCGCAACGCCACGGCTGCCAGTCAGGCGACGCAGGACGACAACGATGGCGTGTCCGGCCCCGTGGCGGCCTCGCAAAGTGCGCCCGCGGCCGCTCCGACCGGGTTCTCGTTCGAGCAGCCCCAGCAGGCGGCGGCTCCCGCAGCGGCGCCGACCGGGTTCTCGTTCGAGCAACCTCAGCAGGCCCCAGCCGCCCCACAGGCGGCTCCGGATGCGCCCGCGGCGGCGCAGCCTCCTAGTGACCCCGGCATGCTGATGGCAATCCAGCGCGGCGCTAACACGCTCCTGGGCGGTCTCCCGAACATGCTGACCGCCGGCGTGGCGCAGATAGCCGGGAACGGCGACCCGGCCGGCTACACGGCGACACTCCGCGCCCTCGCGGAGCGGCAAGAGCTTGCCGCGCAGAACCACCCCATCGCCCAAGCGGCTGGCATGGCACTCGGCGCCGGGCCCGCTATCGGCGCAGCCGCCCTCCTCCCCGGCGCTGGAGCCGTCACCCTGCCGGGCCGCGTGGCGGCCGGCGCGGCCCTTGGCGGCGCTACAGGGGCTGGTGAGGGCTTCTCACAGACCGGCACGGCGGGCGGCGCGCTCAACGGCGGCCTCACGGGCGCGGCCGGTGGCGGTGTCATGGGCGCTGTCTCGCCGCAGATCGTCCCCATCGCGGGTGCGGCCCTCGGCGGCTTGGCCGGATACAACGCATCGGGTGGCAGCGCGACGGGCATGCTCGGCGGCGCCGTGGCGGGTGGCGCAGGTGCCAAGGCATTCGGCGAGGTCGCGGCACCGCTGGTGCGCCAGTACGTCACCGACGCGCCCACCGGCCCGCTGCGCAAGGGCTACGACGCGCTTGCCGCCATTATCCGGCAGCCGGGGGAGAGTGTGGCCGCAGTCGCCGCCCGCGTGCGCGCCGACGTGGACGAGTTCAAGGCTGTATTCGGCTTCACGCCGAACACGGCGCAACTGCTCGAGCGGCAGCAGGCCCGCGAGCTTGCCAAGCACTTCGACGCCAATCCCACAGCGATCGACACCGCTCAGCAGGCTGAGACGGCCACGGCCGACCGGATGCAGAAGGGACTCGGCGTCAACATCGAGGGGCTGAACAACCCGACCACCAAGACCGCGATGGCGAACCGCGCCTCGACCGAAATGACGGCGGCGCTCGATGCTCCGAGCGCGGGCACCACCACGCCAGTGCGGGATATGCCAGTCGATCCCAACAAGTTCTTCCACCCCGCGGACCCTGCCCGCGCGGCCGCCGAACAGGGCGCGCTGATGCGTGCGCTGCACGGCCCCGGTGGTGGCGATGTCAAGCTCGCCGACGCGCTCGACGGCAAAGCCTCGTTCACGGTCGGAGACGCCGACGAGCTGCGCCAGCTCGCCACCAAGGCGGCTAATGCGAACAGCGCAACCGTCGCCGACGCCGCGATGTTCAAAGGGCTCGCCGACCGCATCACCCAAGCCACCCGACAGGCCGCGCCGGAGTATGGCACGGCGCTCGACCAATTTGCTGCCACCATGCACCGCGGGGCTGGCGCAGAGGTGGGGGCTACCGGCATGACGGCAGGGCCAGTGGCCTTCCAAGCTGCTGGTGAAAAAGCTGTGCGCGAGGGCGGCCAGAAATTCGCCCCCGACTTGCAGGCCGGCATCGGCCCAGGGCTCCGCACTGAGTTGTCGCAAGCCGCGACGCGCGGGCCCGCGGGCGCCGCCAGCACGTCGAACGCGATCACCGGCAACGCTAACGTGCGGCAGAATCTCACGCAGAGTTTACCGCCGGCGGAGGCCGCGCGGATCACCCGCACCGCCGAGATCGCCAACAAGGCGGGCTCCGCGATGTCGGAATTGGCTGTCGCCGGCAAGACCGACCAGGCGCTCAAAGAGAACGCGGCCGACTACGCCACGCGCGCCGCGGTCTATGGCGTCATGGGCCATCACTTCGGCATGATCCACGCCATCGCCAACGGGCTGAAAAAGGCCGGTATCGGCGCGGGCGCGCAACTGAAACTCGTGCAGCTCGCGACCGATCCGGCACAGACGGCGGGCGTCGTCCGCTATCTCGAGGGCCGCGGGCTCGGCCACCGCGACGCCGTGGAAATGACGCGCCGGCTCGCTGCGATCGGCGCCGGCGGCATGATGGCAACACAGGCGACCGCACCATGAGCATCCCCGCTGTCCTCACGCCCAGCATGGAGAAAGTCAGCACCGCGGCGATCGGCAGCGGGTGCGCTGGCGCCATTACGTCATGGGCCTTGACACTCCAAGATTGGGTGGCCATAACGTCACTATGTTTCGTGGTGCTAGGTTTTCTCTTTAACTGTGTCGTGGCGCTACGGAAGGATCGTCGCGCCACCGCTGAGCACCTGGCGCGCATAGAGGAGTTGCAGCGTGGCACCAAGGCCCGTCCCCGAAAGCGATCTCCGTCTCGCCGTCCAGGCCGTCGCGGAGGCTAACGGGAATGTCTCCGCGGCTGCTGACCGGCTTGGCATGCCTCGTCCTACTCTCCTGTCTCGTCTCAAATCTGCTGAACGCGAGCTTGGCCTTAAGCCTGATGCTCCGGTAGGCAAGCTCTACAGCCTCAAGGACGCGGTGACGGAGCGCCAGGACCGGCGCCAATCGGCCGCCACCGCCAGCCAGCTCAAGATCGCGCTCGACACCGTGGCGCAGCTCGAGGCCCGGATCAAAGACCTGGAGTGGGCCGCGGCAGGCTCCTACAAGCCCGCCGAGTGGACGCTGCGCACCAAGCGCGCCAGCAAGGGCGAGCACATGCCCTACCTGCTCACCTCCGATTTCCAATGCGGCGAGGTCGGCCGCGCCGCCGAGGTCGATGGCGGCACCGACTACGATCATAAGGTTTTCCAGGCGCGCTACCGCCGCCTGATCGAGACAACGATCTACCTCTCCACGCAGCACGGCGGCGCGTCGTGGTCATATCCCGGCATCATCTACGCCCGCGGCGGCGACAGCATTTCAGGAGGCATCCATGACGAACTACGGGAGACTGACGACCTCACCCCCATCGAGGCTGTCGAGTGTGTGTTCGAGGCTGAGTCCTGGGGAATTGCTCAACTGGCTGGAAGCTTTGGACGGGTGGATGTCAAGTCACCCGGCGCCGGCGGGAACCACGATCGAAATACACTCAAGCCCCGCGCGAAAATGGCGGGTGCACATTCTTACGACCGACTGATTTCCTACATGCTGCGGCGCGAGTTCGCCAAAGACAAAAGGGTTTCGTTTCATGTATCGGAGTCTCCCGACGTACTATTCCCGATCTACGACCGCCAAATTCTCCTCACCCACGGTGATCGGATTGGGAGTCGTGGGGGTCAAGGTTTCGTTGGTCCCGCAGCTACGATTCTCAGGGGGGCTGCCAAGGTCATTGCCGAACAGGCTGCGCTTGGCCGCCACGTTGATCGCGTTGACATGGGGCATCATCACTACCCTCTGATCCTCGGTCACTGCATCTGCAACGGCTCGTTCACCGGATATGGCGAGTACGCCAAGATGAACCGCATGCGCCCGTTCAAGGCGCAGCAGCTTCTCAGCTTCCACCACGAGAAGCACGGCGTCGTCGACTACAAGCCCATCGTGCTCGAATGAACCTCGCGCTTGTGTTCTCCGCCAGCTTTGCTTTCATCTTTCTGAAAGCCTTTCAGCAGCGGAACGTGGCGTTCGATAACTACGTGTGGGTTATGCCTACGTCATTCGCGATGGCCCTCGTCGAGATATTCGTGATCGCCAACATCGCGCGCAACGGCTGGTCGTGGCTTCTCGTCGGCGACATAGGCTTAGGGTCAGGAAGCGGCGCACTACTCGCGATGTATATCCACAGGACTTTTGTGAAATGAGCAAACGACTCCTTTCAGCGATTAGCAGCGACGCGCGCAAGCGCATCCCTATGGCTGCGGGGCTGCTCGACTACTTCCCCGATGCGCTCGCAGCCGTCGCGAAAATCTCCTACCTCGGCAACGAGAAACATAACCCCGGCCAGCCGCTCCACCACGCACGCGGCAAGTCGATGGATCACGCCGACTGCATCATGCGCCACCTCACCGAGCGCGGCAGCCTCGACGCAGACGGCGTATCGCACAGCGCACAGCTCGCGTGGCGTGCGCTGGCGTTGCTCCAGGAAGAACTTGAACAAGAATTTTCACTTCCATTGCCGCGTGGTGCGCGGCCACCGGAGACGAAGAATGACGAAGCAAGAGAAGCATGCCGCCCTGTACCAAGTGCTGCGGGAGGCGGAATGCATGCTGAGCCTATCCGAGCTGATGGAACGCCTGGGGGATGCAGCCCCGCCGAGTTCGGCGGCGATGCGAACCTTAATATGCCGCTTCCGCGCAACTTTGCATGGCGACGTGCTCGTGACTAACGGGCGCAAGTACCAGCTTATCAAGCAAGGGGAGCTGGCGCTGTGAGCAAGAGCATTCCGTCATCCATCATGCGCTGTTGCCCGATGTGCAACGGCGAGGGCAAGACGCCAGAGCACTACGGCCTGTCGCCGATGCAGAAGAAAATCCTCGACGCCATCGTGCAGCGGCCGCGCTCGACCGCTGAGTTGGCCGATTACGTCTATGCGGATCGCGAGGACGGCGGCCCCGACAATGCGGCAGGATGCGTGTGGGGGCAGATCCACAATATCAATCTTCGCGTCCGCCCCTTCGGCTTCCAGCTTCGCGCCAAGACATCGAGTGGCGGAGCGCCATACCACGTCGAGCGGATTGCGTGAGCGCCTAATGCCTCGCCGCCCAACCGCAGTAACCCAGGCCGACATCGCACGCGCGCTCCGGGCCGCCAAGCAGGCGGGCGCCGCCGAGGTCGAGGTGCGGATCGGTGACGCCGTGATCGCTGTGAAGTTGTCCACAGGAGAACTTGAGCCCAAGCGCGAGGTCATCCTGTAATGGAGGGCATGCCGCGCCCTCGCACGCTCTATCTCCAACGCCGCCTCACCCGTCACGGCAAAGTTACGTGGTACGTACGCGTCGGGCGCGGCAAACTGGTGCGCCTGCGCGCCGAGTACGGCACCCCTGAGTTCGCCGCCGAGTATGCTGCGGCGCGTCGTGGCGCGCAGCCCCCCAGGACCACGGCGCAAGCAGGCACGCTCGGCTGGCTCGTCGGCCTCTACCGCCGCTCGACCGCATGGGGTGATCTCGCCCCAGCGACGCGGCGCCAGCGCGACAACATCCTCAAGCAAGTGCTCGCCGCCTCAAGTGCGGCTCCGCTCAGCACCATCGCCCGTAGCGACATAGCGGCCGGTCGCGACCGCCGCCGCGAGACGCCATACCAGGCCCGCCATTTCCTCGATACGCTGCGCGGGCTGTTCCGATGGGCGCTCGACGCCGAGCTCGTCCGCTTCGACCCCACGGCCGGCGTCACCTACCCGGTGCTCAAAGACAGCGGCGGCTTCCCGGTATGGGCCGAGGACGACGTGGCGGCCTACGAGCTCCGGTGGCCGCTCGGCACCAAGGAGCGGGTGTGGTTGGCCGTGCTGCTCTACACAGGCCTGCGCCGCGGCGACGCCGTGAGGCTAGGCCGCCAGCACGTCCGCGACGGCGTGGCGAAGATCAGAACCGCAAAGAGCGGCGGCAAGATCGAGGTCACAATACCGTTACTCCCGCCCCTGCGGGCGGCGCTGAGTGCCGGGCCGATCGGGGAGCTGGCGTTCATCTGCGGCGCTGGTGGTGGGCCACTGACCAAAGAGTCGTTCGGCAACGAGTTTCATGATGCCTGCCGCGCCGCAGGCATCCGCAAATCGGCGCACGGACTCCGCAAGATCGGCGCCACGCGCGCCGCGCTCAATGGCGCCACCGTCGCGCAGCTTAACGCTATTTTCGGATGGACCGGATCGAAGATGGCTTCGCTCTATACGCAGAGTGCTGACCGTGACAGGTTGGCGCGCGAGGCGATGTGGAAGTTGAACGAACCGGGAAACTCTGTGCTACCGTCCAACCAAGCAGTTGCTACCACCTTAAAAACTCCTCAATAAATCAAATACTTAAAGTGGCGTTTTCCGGTTATGGTGGGCGGTGACGGAGTAGCATAATTGTGCTGTAGCAAGCACTTGGCCGCTACCACCCTGTAAATCGGCACCTTTGAAGCGTAAAGAGAATTTCGCCGCGCTACCACCCATGGCAGCGCGGCGATTGGCGTTGCGCCATTACGTGACGCCACCATATAGGCTTCATGTTCGGCCTCAAACCCATCCCCGAAATCGCCCATTGGCGCGCGATCTGGAGCGTCCGCCTGGCGATCAGTTGGGCGGTCGTGAGCGGCGCCTACATGGCGTTGCCGGCGTTCTCTGGCCTCGTCTCGCCGTTCGCCTTCGCGGCCCTCTGCATCGGGTTCTCGCTCGCCATGCTGTTCGCCCGCCTCACCCACCAGCCGGGGATCCACGATGACTGACGCGCCCGTCGAGGCTCCCCGCACGTCCCGCGGCAAGGCGGGCTACATCGCCATCGCGGTCACGCTGATCTGCGGATTCGAGGGGCTGTATCTCCACGCCTACCACGATGTCGTCGGCGTCAAGACGATCTGCTACGGCCACATCGAGGACGTGCAGATGGGTGACGTGGCCACGAAGGCCGAGTGCCAGGAAATGCTGGCCGACGACATCCCCCGCTACGAGGCGATGGTGGCGAAGGCCATCCACGTTCCCATGCCGCCGCACCGTCACGCCGCGATCCTCAGCTTCACCTACAACGTGGGCGGGGGCGCACTGGCCAAGTCGAGCGTGGCGCGCAAGCTCAACGCCGGCGACGTGCGTGGTGGCTGCGACGCCCTGCTGCTCTATGACCGCGCTGGCGGCCGCGTGGTCCGCGGGCTGCATAATCGCCGGGTGGCTGAGCGCAAAGAATGCCTAAGGAGTGACTGATGATCGCCGCGCTGTTGCTTCACCCCGCTCTCCGCTGGGCTCTCGGCGCCGTCGCCGTCGTGCTGGCGCTCGGCATCGCCTACGGGGTCGTGTATCACCAAGGAGTCGCGTATGAGAAACGCAAATGGGACGCAGCCATTCAGGCGTCGATCGACAAGGGCACCAAGGCTGCTGCTGACGCTGAGCGCAGTGTCGCTGCTCACCCTGCTCCAAGCGTGCGCGACCGATGGAACCGGGACTAAGGTAGCGTGCGCCGGCTGGAAGGCTATCACCTACTCAGCCAAGAACGACACCGCCCCAACGGTGCGGCAGGTCCGCGTTCATAACGAAACCGGCCGCAACATCGGGTGCTGGTGAGCATTAAGCGGTTGTCAGTGATGAAGTCTTGTGCGGTACGACCATGCTTCGAGGCGATCCACCTGCCTTGAGAGAAATACCGGGATTGCACGACCTTCAAAGAGCCAGTCCAAAAATTCTGCCGTCGTCTCGCACAGCACCTTCAAAAGATAGAAGGGCAGCAGCGGCAGGAGCAGCGCGAAGGCGCCTGCGTAGTAGATCGCTCTGCGTATCAGCATAGCTCTGTTCACCCACTAACGCGCACCAAAGCGACGTTCGGAGGCGGCTAGACGGCGCTCTCGCAACTCATCTTCGGTAATGTCGTTAGTCGACTGCGAGCAGCCCTTGACCCCATAGGTTTCGAGACATGCGAAAGCGGTCGCAGCGACCTTGACCACTTCCTCAAGGCAGCTATCGCGTCGGTCTGTCGTATTGTGCATCCATCCATCGATGGCCTCGTCAAGCTCTGCCTTCATGATCAGGAGATAGCCGGCGAGCGACTGCTGCTTGTCGCGGCCCCAGCGTTGGCGTTGGTAGTCGCGCTCGCCGCGTACATTTTCGGCCACTTCATCGAAAGTCATGGTTTTATCCTCCGCGTTCCTCTCAGTACAGCGGCGACGCAGCACTACGCCACGTCACCGCTCAGTGCCATTCACCCAAGAAACCGAGCGGCGACATTCCGCACGATCGCGGAGGCGAGCTTGTCGTAGTCGATCTCGGGGGCAATGGGCGGTGCGAGATCGGACGCTGTGGCCTCCCGCAATCCACCCGCTTTGTCAGTAACGTATGCTGCCGCCGTAAACTGTTGCTCCCGTCCAGCGACAGCAATTTTGGCATTGGTATCGTCAATGGCCGTCTGCATCTCCTCCGACACTTGGTCATCACCCTCCAGCGCCTTCTGAATGCTAGGCGAGAACATCGCCTTAGCGGCGGCCGCGCGGTCAGGCTGCGGTTGCGAGCCGTCGATCTTGGCCTTGATCGCTTCCTTCTGCTTCGCCTCGTCGACTTTGGTGCGCTTCGGCTTGGCAGCCTCAGCCAGCGCCTCGGCTTGTGCGACCTGCTGGGGCGTTGCCCCCGTGGTCTGCTGCTCCGCAAACGCGCGTCCTGCGGCTGCTTTCTGCTCCGCCGTGCCAAGCTGCATCGGCGGCCCCCAGCCCCGCGGCACGATGGGCTTGCCGTCTTGAGTTCCGAGCTTCTCCATGCTACTCTCCTGTGTGATTGCGGCACCAAGCCGCTGCAACAAACCAGTTTGTGTTGTACCCTTCTCACGCACGATCTTCAACACCTGTTCGTCGATCGTGCCCTTCGCGACGAAAATATGGTTCATGACGCGCTGTGACGTGTTGCCCTGTCGCAGCACGCGGTCGATGAACTGCTCGTAGAGCTCCAGGTCATAGGTCGGGCCGAACCACGCCACATGCCCGCAGCCGCTCCCCTGGAGGTTCAGACCGTGCCCCGCGCTCTTGGGGTGCGCCAGCAGCAGCGGCACGTCGCCACGGTTCCAGGCGTCCACGATCTCCTGCGTCCGCTTCGCCGTGACACCGGCGCCGAGGTAGGGCGTCTCAGGGAACTTCTCCAGCAGCCGCGCCAGATCGGCGTTGAACTCGTAGGCCAGCAGGAGTGGCTGCCCAGCCAGTTCCTCCACGAGGTCCGCCACGGCCTCTATTTTGGCGCTGTGGAGGACTTCGTAGGGCTGGGTGTCTTGGGAGGGTGGCGCTACACCAGCCTCACCAGCGGGGCGATACACGAACCCACCGGCCATCTGCTTGAGCTTGTTCGCCACCCCACCGGCGTTCTGCGCCGTCACCACGCCACCAGGTAGCTCAGCGAGCATGTCGTCTCGCATTGACTTATAGGTCAACAACGCCTTGGGGGGCAGCTCCACCTCGCGCACGTCGTCGACCAGCGGCGGCAGCGTCAGATAGTCCTCCGCCGCCATGCGTAACACGTAGGGCTTGATCCGCTCCTCGATCCGCGCCTGGCCGTTGGGCTGGAGCTTCCATTCAAAACCGTTGTAGCCGGGCACGAAATACTGGAGCCTGTAGTGCGTGATGAAACGACCCAGGGCTGCGCCGTCGTCGAGCAGGAGGAACTGGCCAAACAGGTCGAGCATGCCGTTCGGCGCCGGCGTGCCGGTCAGCCCCCAGCGGCGTCGCGCGTGCTTGAGCAGCGGCCGCAGTGCCTTGTGGCGTTGTGAGGAGGCGTTCTTGAACTTGGTGAGCTCGTCGATGACAACGGTATCCCAGGGAAAGTAGGAATACTCCGCCAGCCACGCGATGCCCTCGGGGTTTATGAGCGTGATGTCGGCCTTGGATGCGAGCGCGTCAGCCTTTTTGTCGCCGTGGGCGAACGCGAACGTCAGATCGCGGAACTGTTCCCACTTTGCCGCCTCCTGCCGCCACACCGTCTGACACACGCGCAGAGGAGCGACGACCAGCATGCCGGAGGCTTTGGAGTTGCGTTGCAACCGCGAGAATGCTGCTAAGACGATCGAGGTCTTTCCGAGTCCCGGATCGAGGAACAGCGCGCCGGCGCTGCTCTCCAGCAGGAACTCCACCGCCCTTTGCTGGTAGGGGTGGGGTTCCCAGGGCTGAGGCGAGCCACTTACAAGCCTTGTCTGCGTCATCGAACCACCATGCTTCAACGCCCAATATCAGCAACTCGTCGAGCCTATGATCTTGCAACTTCGTCGGTCGTTTCCCCGGCCGCTTCACCTCGACGAAGGCCACGCGACCGCCTGGTGCAAGGCACAGTAGATCCGGCCACCCCGACGTAGCACCGCGCCCGAAGTGAAGACGGATCACGGTGACGCCGTTGGCCTTGCACCAGGCGACGATCTTGGCTTGTATGCGGCCCTCGGGGGTCATTTGGGCTTTTTGCGCGATTTGAGGTAGTCGCGCGCAAGCTCGACGAGCAATTCGGCTTCTGAGTATGGTGTTTGCTCCACCACATCCTTAACCGGGTCGCCATTCTTGTGGTACGAAACTATCTTGCGGCACACAAAGCCAAGATCAGCCCAATCTTCCACCATCACGGCTCCTCCAGGAAATCCAGCCGCATCGTCTTGGCGAGACGCCGCAGCTTCTCGATGTCGTTGGCCGGCACGTCGAGCACCACGAGCTTGCGCCCCTCTGGCATCACATGCTCCACGGGCGCCTCCGGGATCGGGTCCGCTACTGGCGGCATCGTGACACGCGCCACCGCGGCCTGCTCTTTCGCGGTGAGCCGCTCCAGGATCGCCCGCGCGGCGATCTCCACCGACTTGGTGACGACGCCGCTCTTGCGCGCCTTGTGGAGCAGCGTCGTGCTGACGCCCAAATCCTTGGAGGCTTTCGTGGGGCCTTCCAATTCCATCAGCGCAGTCACCGACTTCGCCCGCGCTGTCTCGCCTCGAGTTCGCATTTGGTCTGTCCTCTCTCCGTTGTTGCATTGCCCCAGATAACGACGGCTTATGGCATAAAGTTACGTGGCAAGCAACACGAAGTCGTGAGGCGAGGTTAATATGCCAGGTTGCTGATGCAACTAGAGCATTCCCAGCGCCATCATATACGTTTCTAGTATAGTTTCCTGCTCCCTACGGTCATCATGGTCCTGCTTACGCAACCTGACGATGGTGCGTAGCGCCTTCACGTCGAAACCATTCCCCTTGGCCTCGCTATACACGTCGCGGATGTCTGACGCGATGCCTGATTTCTCCTCCTCCAGGCGCTCGATGCGCTCGACGAGGGCTTGGAGCTGGTCCTTGGCGAAGCGGTGTGCAGCGTTGTCGCCCATCGTGGTTTCGTCGGTCATTGATATCTCCCTGGTGTGAAAAGTGAGCCAAGTCCGGCGTCGCGTGCATTTGACAAAGCCAAGCAGCCATCCCGGCCGATCGCCAGCAGCGTCGTGCCTTGGGCCGGCGAGCGGCCGGGCTTTCCGTCGCGGCCGATAAATTTCAGCTTAGGGCTGACAAAAAGTGCCAGATCTGCCTCCGGCACGAACTGCTGCCACCACGGCGCCGATGTGCGGTCGGGCACCAGCGCCACGCCGTTGCCGTGCGTTATGAACTTCTCCAGCCACGGCACCAAGCCATTGCGGCCGCCGAACGGCGGGTTCATCCACACGAAGCCCACCCACGGCTTAAGCAGGCCATTCTCTGAGTAGCGCGCAGCACACGGCACCCACTCCGCGAAGCCGCAGCCAGGGTGCGCCACGTCGAGGTCGAACTCGCAGCCCAGCGCCTCGAACACATGCGGCGGCGTGTACCACTCGTCGGTCGCCCCTACGCTCTGCTCGTGCAGTGCCATCATGTCACCCGAACTTGCACGTCCCGCCAGCCGAGCGACGCAGCGGACACCATTTGCACTTATCGTTAGGCTTCGCGATCCACGTCTCGTCGCCGAGCATCTGCGCAGCCCGCGCGTTCCACTTCGCTTTCAGCGGCTCCGCGTCGGCGCGGGTGAACTGGTCGATCACTTCGTTCCCCGTGTCGAGATACCAAAGCCGCGTGTTGACATGGCTCACCGCGGGGTAGCGGCAAAGCACGCTCAGGCCGAACAGCTCCATCTGATCGCAGTTGTCGTCATATTGCTTCCCGGTCTTGTAATCGACCACATCCGCGGTGTCGTCAGGATACACCACGCACACGTCCAGGATGCTGCGGAGCCATGTGTCTTTCGCGAACCAGCCGGTCGGGGTCCAGTTTTCCTTGAAGCCCCATTGTTGCTCGGTTTGAATATCGGGCACGTCAGCGCCCCAGCGTAGGGCGTATAGGCTCTTGAGCAGGCGATCAAACTTAGCACAATCTTCTGACACCGTGCCCGTGCCCCCCATCCACGCCGCCAGTTCCTTGTGAATGCGGTCCCCGCGCGCCATCTGCGGCGACTGCTCGAACGGGATCAGCCTGTCGATCTTGGCCTTGAAATACATTGGGCATCGCTGCCAGTCGGACCAGCGCGAATAGGACCAAGCACTAACCTTTGTCATTCGCACTTCTCCAAAGCACCCCAGGAAACCCCGCGCTTACCTTTTGTTCGGAGCGGAACCGAGAGGTAAGGTATCTCCATAGTCTCGCGCAAAGTCTGCATAAGCTCGTCGGCCTCAGCCGCCGGTGCCGAAATGCTCAGCTCGTCATAGACCTGCACCAGCCAGCGCGCCGAGGTGCCGAGCGCGTCGAAGTCGATGATGTTCTGCTTCGTGAGGTCTGCCGCCGAGCCCTGGCACAAATAGTTAAGCAACTGATAGTCGAACGTGCGCAGCTTCCCATTCTCGATCTCGGGCGGCCGCACGTCGTAGAGTCGGCCGCCCCATGTGCGAATCGGCCGGCCACAGCGCACCAGGTACTTGATCGTTTCGTCGACCAGCCGCCGACCGGGCAGCGCCTTGTCGTGGTAGGCGATGATCTGCTTCGCCTCCGCCAAGTCCTTGCAGCGCGCCTGGCGCATCACCGCCGGCGTCGAGCCACCGTAGAGCCGGGCGAACGTGACGTTCTTGACTCGTGTGTGCTCCAGCTCCACTCCGGTCGCGTTTACAATTTCTCGCTTGATCCATTGGTGGGGATCGAGAAGAGGGTCGTCACAGTACGCACGATGCAGTGCTCCGCACTCGAAATGTGCAAAACATCGCACCTCCTGACTTGACTGATCTCGGTTAAGCCATGTGTGTCCGACATCGGGTAGGAGATATTGCCTGACAAGTGGCAAATGGGGCACTCCCAGGAAGCTTGGATGCTGATAGCCATCGGATCGGCCCTCGAAGTTTTTGCTGATGTTGAGGAAGTTCGGATCGTTGGTGGATGGGCGGCCGGTGCGCGTCCCGCCATTGGTGCCACGCACCTGGTTCCAGTTGGTCGACAGGTAGCCGTCTCGTTTCTCCGCCTGCGCGAGCCACGGCTGCATGAACATCTTGAGGCATGTCACCAGCCGGTTTCGATACCCTAGCGCACTAGCAACCTGTGGATCGGAGAACTTGTCGGGGGTGAGCGTTTCCTTGCTGACGCTGCGCTTGCCGGATTTCCCGGTGGTGGCGAACTCAGTGACGATGCCAGCACGCTCCAGCGCGTCCGCCACTTCCTCGTCGGCGTCGAAGTTGAGCCCAATCGAGACGCCGAGGCGATTGCAAAGGGCCTGCTCCGCCGTCTCCAGCGCAGCCTGATACCCATCCACATCGCGCCGCAGCCCCTCCACGTCGCAGCGGATGCCGACGCGCTCGTTGCGCATCAGGATCGGCAGCAGCTTGCGCTCGCGGTCGTATGCCTCGCCCATGCCGCGCGCATGCACGCTCAGCCACAGGTGCTCAAACAGCTTGCGGGTGCGCACGATGTCGCCGATCGCGTAGGGACCGACCAGCTCGTGCGGCGCCGCGAAGATCCACTTTCCCAGCTTCGACTTGCTGACCTTGCCGTACTGCGGGTACTGCTGCTCGAGCTGCTGGCGATGCTCCCAAATCCAGTCGTCGACCGCGTTGCGCTCCTCCGGCTCCATGCCGAGGATCGCGTGCGCGGCGGGCTTGAGGGCGAGCGACTTGGCGTAGGGCTGGTCGAGAAAGATCAGGAACATGCTATCGTGCAGTCGCTCCCAAGACAGCAGCGGCAGACCCAATCGCTCCCACGCAACGGAGTGATCGAATTTTTGATTATGCGCCAGCAAGGGTAGCCCACTGCCCCACGCTCTCTCTAACTCTCGGAGCATGGCGGAGCCGGTGAAGTACTCCGGCTGTTGGCCGGGCCACGAGACCGCACAGCCGATCGGCTCCGGCGGATACTCCGGCCGCTGCATTATTGGGTACGTCTCGAAGTCAATGACGATGGTGTCGGGAACTTGCATCACTGCTTCGTCAACGTGCTGATAATCGGGCCATTATGCTGCGCAATGATCTGCTGCGCCCGCGAATAGACGTGGCCCATGAGCGCCTGGAGGTTGATCTCCTCGCCGGCCGACTGCATCGCCGCGATCGGACGCGCCAGCAGCTCGCAGCACACCGTCGTCATGAGCGCCACGTCGCCCCCGGTGGCGTGATGCGCGGCCTCCCACGCGCCACGTATCGCGTCATTTAGTACCGTTTTTACGCTCGGGTCCAGGCTGCTGGCTTTGACGCTTACCGCTTCTGCCATCTTCGGCTCCTGCGTATTCGACCTTAGTATTGTGATTGCGCCTGACGTAGTGGCGTAGCGTGTCGCGGCGTGGCTCCGGGCAATCACAACACAACAACCGCGCTGCGTTGGGATTGTAGTTCGCGCCGAGATCGCCCGGCTTATATGGGCAGAATCGGCAAATCCGCACCTCGTAAGCCATGACGCCACTCCGTCGCGGGAGGGTGTGGTGGTAGTGGGGCGCGCGAACGGCCGCCGAGCTTGGTTCGCTGCGCCCCACCGGCCTGCTGCTGAGGATCAGCAGGAACTAAAAGGGTATCTTGTCGTCATCCGTGGGCGCGCTGTAGCCCTGGATCAGCGACGCCTCGGCCGACTGGTGGCGTGGCCACACTGCCGCGACGATCTCCTCGGGCAGTGAGCTGATGGGCTCAAACCCGATGACGTATTGCGACTTGGGGTCCGGCTCGCAGTACACCCGCGTCACGACACCGCATGGCGGCAGGCGCCGCGCCGCGAGGCTCTGCACGTACTTGTCATAGGTCCGCGTGCTGGTGACAGGCAGCTTGAGCGTCACGGTGTCGGCGGTGCGGTAGTGGTCCGCGTCCTCGTGCAGATGCAGGTCGAAGTCGCGGCTCTTGGGCTTCGCCACGTAGTAGCCGGCGGGGAGTAACAGCAGGCGCCGGCGGTTCTGACACGCCTTGCCCTTGCCGAGTGCCGCCGAGCCCCATTCGTTCTTGGGGCAGCCCTTGCACGCCTCGTGCTGCGGCTGGAACCAATCGCTGCCCTGCATGCTAGGATGCGGCGCCATGTCGCCCTCCAGCCGGCCGAAGGCGTAGCAGCGCGGCGGCGACGGGTTCTCGGGATCGTACTTATCGGGGTAGTAGGTGTTCTCGCGCACCGCATCCAGGATCACGGCGCAGACCTGGTTGCCCAGCAGCGGCTCGCCGGCGAGCTGCATGATGCCGCCTGAGATCGTGATGAAGTTGCCCGAGACGGTGGTTTCCTTGGCGTACTGTTGCGCCAGGGCAGCCATTTCGGCTTGGTAGTCGACCAGTGCGTTTTCCATGTGTCTCTCCTAAATTTTCACGATGCTGATGTCTTTGACCTGCATGCGCTCGATGCCCGGCGGCACGCTGCCCTCGTCGATCAGCTCCATCACCGCCTTGTCGGACGTGCGGCGCTGGATGCAGTCGAACCGCTTGGTGCTCGCCACCCACTCGCAGAAGGCGTTCCAGTCGGCCACGCGCGGCTTCGCCTTGACGATGATCTGCGCGCGGTACTGCAGGCCCGCCGCGCCAGTGTCGTCGCTCGCCGCCAGCGTGTTGATGATGTGATCTCGTATCTCGCTCTCGCGGGCCTGTACCGCGGCGACTTCCTTCTCCATCGCCAGGCGCAACTCGCGAACGTCATGATAGAGGTCGGCACAGCGGCCGGGCGTCGGCGGCAGTGGGGAGCCTACGATCAGATTGTTGTCCATGTGCTTGTCCTCAGTTGATAGCGGCATCAAGACATAACGTCACGAACGAGTCAACACGCTATAAAGCGTCATGGTGAATTTCAGGACAGCGCCGCCATCAGCCGGTCGCGCGCCTCCTGGAGGTCGAGAATGCTATAACAATCGTCAGCGTGCCGATCGCGCATTGCCTGCGCAAATGCCCGCCATATCGCCTGTTTCGCGATGATCTCGGCAGTTCTTGGCTGTTCCACGCTCAACAGGGCGCACGCCAATTCTGTACTCATGCCACTCTCCCCACATCGTTGTACCGGGGAAATGCCCGGATGTGTTTTTCAAACGCCCCCTGCGTAATAGGCTCACGCCACTGCTCGAAGTCTGCCAGCACGAGATACTGCTCGCGCCGATTGAACAAGAGGAAGCCCCTGGGATCATCCGCGTTTAGTAAATAGGGGATGCCCGCATTACGAAGCTGTTTACTGATCTCGCCAGCCGGCGTGTGCTCCAGGCGCCGGTTGCCATACAGCGCAGCCGCGATCTGCGGGAACATCTGCGCGATTTCCTTCGCTGTGTACCAGGGCCGCAGCTGGATGCTGTTCCAGCTCCGCAAGCACTCGGCCGCGATCTCAGCATTCCTGCCGCCGATCGCCGCCGCTGCTTCTGCCCATATCTTGTTGGTTGCGAGCCATTGCTTGATGACGGTTATCCCGCCATTTTGCTTGCACTCATATGCCAACTCCTGCACTGGCGTCAGCGACTCGGTGTAGCTCATCGCCTTTTCGCTGGTGAGCGGCGCACGTGACGGAGGCTTCCAGCCTTTTAGGTCATACGTGCGCAAATAGTGCAGGACGAATTGCGGTCCCCCTTTCCGAAACCAGTCGTCGAGACGCTTGTAAAACTCAGGCGCAAGCGGCTCGGCTGGCGTACTGACCACAAACATTCGGCGGTTGTCCGGTGAGAACGCCCCGACTTCACGCCGATTTGAAGTCAATATGTAGGAGGAGTAGGAACGCACTTGGCGCACCGGCCGGTATTTCTCGTTCATCGGCCGCGTTTCGTCGCTGATCAACGTCTTGAGCGTGTCGGACCCAAAGGTAACATGGTCACCCTGCGCCTCGTTGATGACGCACAGCAGCGACTTCTCAAGCCAGCCCTGATAGGGCGAGGTCAACTGCTCGCTGCTCAGCTCGTGGCCGTAGGGTGCGAACGCATCGCGCACGATCTTCGTCCAGAACGTCTTGCCTGTGCCCTCCTCGCCGACAATCACCATTGCGAGCGGCACTTTGACGGCGGGATTCTGTGCCTTGTAGGCGAGCCACTGAATCGGAAGCGCCTGGTGCTCGGGCGGGAGCCGACTGAACAGGTAGTTGCCCAGCTCCAGCCATAGGCTCACGTCGCCCTCAGCCTCGCGCCAGCCTGTCCATAGGTTGAGCGCCGGCCGGCCATCGTCATCCATAAACTCTGCTCCCTCTCCAGGTCGAAACAACGCCGCGTTATATCGCCGCGCTAGTGGCGATTTCAGCCACGCCGGCGCGACATAGACCCTCCCCGCCTCGCCGCTCACGTCCTTGGGCTTGCGGCCACCATGTTTCTTGGCCTGCGCCGTGGCGGGGATCGACAGCGCCGAGAACTTGCTGCCCGCGACGAAACTCGACTTGGGCACCCACATTGCGTCGTCGAGCGAATAGACCAGCCCCTCGGATTCCACCCATGCGCATTGACGGTTGAGCCCCAGAACGGCCGCGTCGAGCCGGCCAAGCGGCTGCGCCTCCGCCAGGCGGGTTCGCAGCGCCACCGCGCCGTCGCTCAGCAGGTAGTCATCCATGCCGACCTTGCCGCCGTCGCGCGTAGCGGGCAGCCTAGCCAGCTTCACAGTGGCGCCGCGGCGCAGGAACTCCTCGGCCAAGCGCGCCTCAGCGGCCTGGACTTGGGGATTGGTGGCCGCGTCGCTGTCGAAGCAGATCGTCAGGCTTTTGCCGCTCCACCCGATCGCTTCGAGTTCGGGCAGCAATCCGCCGGTGTGCTTGTCGGTGAAATTCCAAACACCGCCGAGGCCGATCGTCGGCAGGCCGGCGAGTGTTGCTGCGTAACTTTTCGCGCCACCCTCCGTGATGATCGCCCCGCCACGCAAATCCAAGCCAGGAGGGAAATAGGCATGCACACCACTGTCCGGAGGCTGGTCGTAGCGGCGCGGCTTCTCAGGCTTGCAGAAGCCAAGTTTCACGGGCGGATCAACGAGATACCGGACACGGCAAAATGGCCGACCGTCCCGCGTTTTCATCGGCTCGCCGTTCAGCTCAAAATACGGCTTGATGATACCCGGCACCGCCGCGAAGCTGGGGTAGATCGTCGAAGCGTCATCGACATAGAACCAGCCCGCGGCGGCGGCAGCCTCGGCTGAAATGCCCCACCGGGCCAACTGTGCGGCGAAAAGTTCTTCACTCATGGGGAAAATTCAGCCGCGCAAATTCGCCGAAATGTTTCTTTGCAGCAGCGTCATAAGCGCGGGCAGCAGCTTCCTCGGTAGGGAAATATCCAAGGTGCGTCTGCATGGGCCTGCCCGGCAGATGAATCTGGCAGCGCCACTTGCCCTTGTTCAATGTGGGGCCTTTGTATTTACGCCCCTTGTCAGGGCGCCGGTTATGTTGGTTCTCGGTCATCGTGCAGACGCGCAAATTTGTGATGCGATTGTCTGACGTGTTGCCGTTTATGTGATCGACGTAGCCTTTGGGCCACTCGCCATAATGCAGCACCCAAGCGAGGACTTGCCCGGAAAAGAAACGCTGCATGTAGCGAAACGCGCGGTAGCCATCATAGCGAAGCCTGCCGCCGGTCTTTCCCGGTCGACGGCCCCAGCGATAAGGCTCCCAAATCCGTGTAATTTCGCCAGTCTCAGGCGTGTACGAAAAAGCGTCACGCAATTCCTCGACCGTAGGTAGCCCACGCCATTCCGTCATGCCGCACTGTGTCCTGTGGTGCGCCGTCAGATAACACGGCAAGTGGCGTGGTGCAACTACTTGGCGTTTTGTTCCGCCTCAATCGCCTCTGTAATTGCGCGTCGCGTATTGATGGCAGCGCCGGGGAGTACGTCGAGCGCAGAATGGAGCGCCATGTACATCTGCGCCCGCACCTTGTCGTAGGGATCGCCATAGAGCGCGCGATATTCCTTCTCCACGGCGGCACAACGTTGTCGTGATACGCACACTACGTCCTCACCATAGCGCCGGAGGATGGCCGGTGAGCGCCGCGCCAACACCCAATTGCTGCCGCCGAATCTATAAGCCAGAAATTCTAGGTGCGTCATGGCTCCCTCCCGCATATGCCAAGCAACATGCCATCCTCTTGGTGCAGTCGCTTCGCCGCTGCAAAAGCAGCATTAAAAGAGGCATAGCGGCGGTAATTGTTGCGTGAATCAGAATAAATTTCGGTCTGCCCGCCGCGTCGCCGCGTCACGTACCAATTACGCGGGCCGACGCCATTGGACATAGGATGCCAGCCCGTATCAAGCAACGCCATCATACCTCGCCCTCCCCTGCGATCGGGTCAAGCCCCAGCGCCAGCGCGTCAGCGGCCAGCTTAGGCGTGGCGTAGTGCAGCCGGCCGTCGCCGAGCTGGTAATGCCAGCCGGCGCCCGTGCGCTCGGCCTCCTTGGCGAGATACCATGTGCGATCGCGGGGATCGAGCACCGCCACACATTCATGATGGTCGAGGATTTCATCCGTGGTGCCATGTGCGTCGATCTCATGACACGACGCCAGGAGGCGGGAATGTGTCTCGTTGGGGGCGAGCGCGAGCCAGGCGCATTTGTCGCAAGTGGCGAGCCACGCACAGCCGTGTGTGGACTGTTTGAAGTGCATCATGGCGTCACATGCAGTTAAGCGCAAATCGGGGCGATCCGACTTTCGCGATGTTATTGGCGTGGACTATGGCGCCGTGCTCACGCGCATCCGCGGTCCACTCGGTGTCACCATACTGCCCGCCGCCTTGCGCGCAGCATTCTTCGAAATCATCCCATTTGACGCGGGCGAATTGCGGGTCACGCGGCCAATAACCGACGAATGTGCCGCGCCTTTGCGGTGCCGCGCCAGTAAATTGTGCAGTGTTTTTTAGAAACTTGGCGGCATAGGCGATGCGGTCCCCGGCGCACAGTTTATTAGGTTTTGTCATGATCTCAACTCCTCAGTTGTCAGGATATGTTCCCACGGCACGTCTGGCAACATGCCGCGATATGGCGCCATGCGCTGCGCTGTGTCGCGCTGGTTGGCAAGGATGGCGCGGCGCCGCGCCTCGGCCATCACGTCGGGTGTGTAGGCGCGTTCGGAGGGGGTCATGGGGTAGGCTCCTCAATATCAAGCGCAGCGCGCAAAGCCGTTGCGAGTAGTTCCGTGTGTTGTTGGCACACGTTTTCGTACTGAGCTTCAAATTTCATGACGCGGATTAGGCCCTTGATTGCAGCAATCAATTTGTCAACTTTCGCGTCGTTCTCTGCGGTTCGCTTACGCATGACTCACACTCCCATTGCGCGCAGCCACTCGACCGCGCAGCCAATACCGCCCACAAAGCCGCCGATCGCGGCGAGGCACGCAATCCCGAAATCGAGCATCGCGGCGTCCGGGTTCGCCGAGGCCATTAGGAACAGCGCCAAGGCGCCGGCCACCACGGCGCCGAGGAGGCCACATGCCAGCCACAGGACCAGTGGCCAGGCGAATACGCACAGCAGGAGGAACAGCAGGATGGCGATCAGGATCATCATTTGCGTGGCTCCTCAGCCTTGGTTCATACCAGGGAAATTCGGGTGCGCATCCACCCAAGCCTGCGCCTCCTCGCGAGTGCCGAATGGCGGCCGGCCTAAGCCATCCGTGCCGTCAGGGTGGCGGATGGTCCACCCGCGCGTGACGAGCTCGCAGCCCTCCGGCTTGTAGCTGGTGTAGATGCTGTACGTGCGACCGTCAGGCGCTTTCCAGCATTTCGACTCAATGACTTGGCCAGGCATGTGTCCAACTCCTCAGATCAGACTTGCTTGCGCCAAGAGGCGTAGTCCGCGACGGACTCAAAGCACCAATAGCCCCCCCTCGGCTTTGGCGATTACGGCAGCCCACGGGCAACGCCGACGCGCGGTATTGCGACTGGCGCACTCAACAAATTGCGTTCTCATGGTCATATTCCTCAGTTGATGACACAGTATTACACCACGACATTACGTGACGCAACACCGGATTACGGGGATGGTGAAGATTTGGTTAGCCGGCGCAACCACATAATAAACCGCTGCCACCATGACGGAGGCGGAGGCGGTAGAATCAAAAGCGGCGGATCATCAGGCGGCGCCATCGTGCGCATTTCCAGCCTCCTCCGGGTTATGCACAATATCGGCGGTGAGCCAGAGCTCGACGCGGTGCTCGGCGCAGGGCAGGCGGACGCGCGCCGTAGCCTCGCCGTCGCGGATCACGCTGTTGCGCCGCCATTTCATCTGGCCCGTCAGCCATACGTGATCCGTGACGAGTCCGGCTTCGCCGTGCGCCTGGGCGATCGCCACAATGGCGAGGCTAACGCCATCCCAGCCGTGGGCGATCGCGCCGGCCGGATCCGTCCACAATTCGGTTTCCTCGGCGGCTGTTACAGTCTGCTGGCGGCGGACCATGCGCACGTCGTAAACGCCGAACTTGCCCTGTCGGGCGTGCGACCGTTCGCCCTTTTGCTTGGACACGGCGCGGTGGACGGATGCAATCTTGCGTAGCAAGCTGTTGAGTACCGACAACTCAGTGTTGTAAGTATGCCAGCTCCCGGCAGCCAGGGCATCGGTGAAAGCGGTGCTGGCCTGGCGCCTCAGGTAGTCGAGTGACTCGGCTTCGTCGTCCATTTAGTTTCCCCTGTAACTGAGCCATGCAGCATGGAACGCATAGCTAGGTGTGGTTTAGTGGTCGAGCTATGCGATATGGGGCGCATAGCTGATGTAACACACACGCGCACGCGCGCGTGACGCGTGTTGTTAGCTTTTTGTATTACACACAATCACTATATATTATAATATTTGTCTGTCAATCATATTCTAAACAAAACGCGTGACGCGCGAGGCTTGGCCCCTCCGGTAGAACGAAATGTAATCCTGACTCATATGGTCAGGATTACATCGCCCCTCCGTTGCTCAGCTCACCCAAGTCTGCGTTGCGTAGCCTTGAGCGTCCAAAGCGACAATGCGATGCGCGCCATGGCTGCGCGGCCACGTAGCGCGCCAGCACAATCCGCGCGTCGTCGAGCGTGTCGAGTTTCAAGTTCGGGACCACGCCCCACTTGTCGCCGATCTGCGCTTGAATGCGGTACATCTATCTCTCCTCTGTGATGTCACAACATTACATGACGACGTAGCGTCACGCAACACCGATCGAGCAACCTGGCTACCAAGCACCTAATCACGAAGGCGTGATGACCGCGCGCCGCGTAGCACCATGCGCCTCGACCTCGCCTCGTCGACCTCGCCTCGTCGAGGCATGGCGAGGGAGACGCATGGCCCCTCGATGCGTGGTGGCGGCGTGGCCGGGCTTGGAGGGGGCGGGGTGGTTCGAGTGGCTGAGTGGTTTGGCTTTGCGGGCCGACCCACGAAATTTGTGCCATTTTTCAGGGGCCACGTAACTTAATTACACAGTTGCCGAGTCCCGCGCCCCTCCCCACCTAGCGCCGCATGACCCCGACCTCAGCCACCGAGGAGCCCGGAGGCCCCTGCCCCCTCCCCGACGATCTCTACGCGACGTGGGATCGCGCGCCGCGGCCCCGAATACGTGCGCGAACCCGTAGGCGCACCACGCCATCACGTCACGCTTGACACTGGCCTGACGACGTGTCATGTAGCGCCTTGGGTGAACCGTGTCAGCGACCTAATTCGCCGGCGTCGCTAGCTCCCCGGCACCACAGGCGCAGCACATCCTAGGTCACGTAAGTCGCAGGTGCCGGGTATCAAATTCGGAGAGTCACATGGACGCAAGCACTTCGCCAAAGCCCTCGAAACCAGTGGAGGCGCTGTCGGCAGCGGTCGACTTCCTGCACGAGCTGCAGGGCCGCGTTCTCACCATCAGCGAGACGCTCACCAGCGCTGTACCGCCCTCGTCGGGCGAGGTGGCATTGCCTGTTCCGGCTCCAGGACAACTCGGGGTGGTGCAAAACCTCGCCGCCGAGATCAAGCGCGTCGTGCGCTGCATGCACGATAGCCTCGACCGGATCGCGGAGAAACTCTGACATGGCCAAAGGCATGGGATTCAAAGCCGTGCAGTCCTCCATCGCCCGCAAAGAGGGCGTCAGCAAGAAATCCGCCGGGGCAATCCTCGCCTCAGCGACGCGCAAGGCCAGCCCGGCGGCGAAGCGCGCCAATCCGAACCTGCGCAAGGTCAAGAGTTGATGGCTTCGGGCAAGCCAATTCGGTTTGAGGAAGTCAAGGGCCGCCCGCGATGGCGTGTGCCGGATGTTGGCCCAGTCACGCCGCGCTTGCGTGCCGACCAGCAGACCCACGCCTTCGGGTTCGTGACGAGCTTTCCGGCTAGCGACACGAAAGAAACCGCGCGTGACCGCCGAGGAACCTGAAATGCCCACCGTCCTGGTGCTCCTCGCCGTGCTGTTCGCCCCCGATGGCACCGCCACCGCGAAGGCCAGCACCATGCCCGACGCCAAGACCTGCGAGCAGTACGCAGCGATGCTGCGGCTCCAGGTTGAGAGCCTCGAGCCCTCGGCGGGCACGCTCCAGACGTTCTGCATCGACGTGGCGCCGCACACCAAGCCGGCGTTGTACGAAGTTCCGAGGGACCAGTGATGAATAACGAACTAGTCGCGCAATTTGAGGCCGTAGCAAAAGCGGCAGTCGAAACGGCGACGTTGCGCATGCGCTGCGTCGAGCTTGTCACCGAGTACAGCGACACTGAGCACAGGCTGGCGCAGGCCAAGGCCCTCTACCGCTGGATTTGTGGCGAGCCCACATGACGCACTATGCCGCACTCCAGCGAGAAGCCGACGACGCCTACCGAGCCGAGCGCGGAATCCCCGCGCGCAGCCAATCCACCAGTTATTACCAAGGGCACTGCGTTGGCTTCAACGACGGCTACGCCGCCGGATATCGCGCCGCCGCTCGCCGAAATTCCGCCCTTGACGCTAGCCGATACGGCGCTGCTGCCCGCGCTGATCTCGATGTCGCGGCGGATCAAGGTCCAGACGCTCCAGGTGTTCGACGCGATCGGCGGAGTGCAGGCGTTGGCCAAGTGGGCGCAGGAAAATCCGAAGGAGTACTACACGCAAGTCCTGCCGAAAGTGATGCCCAAGGAGGTCGAGCAGCACGCCAGCGGGACGCTGGAGGACTACATCGAGGAGCTGGACAAGCGGAGTGCGGACGCGAAGATCATCGACTCCTCACCGAATATACCAAATTCGCAGCCGGACTCGGTTTCATAGGCATTGCGGTTGTCACGTTGTGGCTGTGTGGGATCGGCCCTGCATACCCCACCTGGAAGCCTGAATTTGGCGTCTCTCCACCGGACTGGATCAAGTGGTTCAACTCCGCCGAGACGACGCCCGCGGCGCGTGAGCGCATCCACTTCCAGAAGTGCTGCGACCACGCAGACCGCTTAAAAACCAAGTTCAAAGCCACGCGCAGCGGCGAGGATTGGTATTACGAGCAGGACGGTGCGTGGAAGCTCATTCCGCGTGACGTGATCCACCACGAGCCGGACCCGACGATGCCGGCGCAGCTCAAGAACGAGGGCGTGCTGTTCATCTTCCCGCCGGTCAGTGGGGAACCGACGTGCTTTTGGCCGCCAGAATCCGGCATCTGACGTGCCGTATGCTGATCCAGTAAAAGCGAAAGCGAGCGCAAAAACGCGCAGCGCAATTCGCTATGCCGCTGCAAAAGAGGAAGGCGGAGAGAGCTGGCTGCGCGTACTGCAAAATCGAAAACAGCAAACCGCTCGTCGCCGCGCGCTGGTAAAGGCTGATCGTAAGTACTGGCTATACCGTCTTTTGGTTCAGACGCGCGGCCGCTGCGCGCGAGGCGGCATACTGTTCTCACTCGCGCAAGATGACGTAGAGTTGCCAGATACATGCCCAATCACCAAGCGTGCGCTGCTCTACGTGAGTGATCGCCGCGATAACGATGGGCCTTCGCTAGACCGAATCATCCCCGCCCTCGGCTATGTGCGCGGCAACGTCAGGATTCTTTCGCGGCGCGCGAACCGCATCCGACAGGACTGCTTAGACCCTGATATTTTTCGTGCTCTAGCCGACGACGCGGAGCGCATCCGTGGACGAGTCTAAGCTCCATCTTATCGCGAGGTTGCGCAACAACTTTGGCCAGTTTGCGCCTGAGTGTTTGCGGATCATTAGCAAGGATGGGGCTCTTGTGCCCCTCGTGCTCAACACCGCACAATGCTTCGTAAACGATAAATTTGAGGCGCAGCGTCTCGCCAAGGGATTCGTGCGCGCGATCATCCTCAAGGGCCGTCGCCAAGGGGCGAGCACACTGGTAGGCGCGCGTTTTTACCATCGCGCGATCTTCAATCGTGGCACGTCGGTTTATATCCTGAGCCACGCGCAGAAAACCACCGACGCGCTTTTCGACGTGGTGGAGCGGTATCAGAAGCTCAATCCGCTCGCGCCCCATGTCGGCGTCGCCAACGCCAACGAAATGCACTTCGACCGGCTCGACTCCGCCTACGCGGTGGCGACGGCCGGCGCCAAAGCCGGCGGCCGCGGAGGCCGCGACATCACCCTGTTCCACGGCTCAGAGGTGGCGTTTTGGGAAAACGCACCGGATCACTTTGCGGCCGCCGTGCAAGGCGTGCCGCTGCTCCCCGGCACCGAAATCGTGCTCGAGAGCACCGCCAACGGGGCCGCCGGCGAGTTCTTCGAAAGATGGCAAGATGCGGAGGCCGGACGCGGCGACTACCAGGCGATTTTCGTGCCGTGGTGGGTGAGCGCGGAGTATCGACGCGACCCGGAGGACGGGTTCGAGCTTGCCACCGATTCCGAGGACGGCGAATTGAGCGAGGCTGAGTACGCCGAGGTGTTCGGGCTCGACCACGCGCAGATGGCGTGGCGTCGCGCGAAGATCAGCGAACTGCGATCGGGTGCGCTGTTCCGGCAGGAGTACCCGGCCACGCCGCAAGAGGCGTTCAGCTACTCGAAGGCGGGAGATCCTTTTATCAAGCCGCCGCTGGTGCTGCGGGCGCGCAAGCGCACCCACACCGGCGTCGGTCCGTTGATCCTCGGCGTGGATCCGGCCGCGCTCGGCGGCGACAGATTTTCGATCGCGGCACGCCGCGGCATGGAGGTTGAGTGGGTTCAGTACCGGACGAAGATCGACGCGCAGGAGGGGACCGCGTGGGTGCGCAGCCTGATCGACAAGCACAAGCCGGAGCGCGCCAACGTCGATGCTGGCGGGATTGGCCATGCGATCGTGAGCGGCCTCCGGCATCTTGGCCCCGAGTATGTCCGCATTGTCCGTGGCGTGAACTTTGGCGGCACGAGTCAGCACAGAACTGCGTTGGCAAAAGTGCCGGGCCCGTGGAATCGCCGCGCCGAAATGTGGGCGCGCTTGAAAGAGTGGCTTGAGGACGAGCTTGGCGCGCGGCTGCCCGACATGGACATGCTCCAATCCGACATCGCGGCGCCACGGCTCAAGCCGCGGCTCGACGGCAACTTCCTCCTCGAGAGCAAGGACGAAATGAAGAAGCGCGGCGTGCGCTCGCCTGACCTCGCCGACAGCATCGCGCTCACGTTCGCGTCGCTCGAGTTCTTCAAGGATTATCACACGCCCGCTGCGCCGGAAAAGTTCGGTGTCATTGACAAGCCGCAGACCGTCACCACTTTCGGCGAGGTTTCCGGTGGTAATTCTTGGATGGCATAAAGTTACATGGCGGAAAGCTATACCAAAGGGGATAAACCGACAGCGAAAAAGCCGAAGTTCGAGCTGCCGGACGACTTTGAGGACGAGCCCGCGTTCCTCGAGGACATGCGCAAGACCTTCGCGGACGACGTTCAATTCGATTTCAACAACCGCCAGGCCGCACTGGAGGACATGAGGTTCTTCGCCGGCGAGCAGTGGAACAGCTCCGTTGTTGCGAAGCGCGATTCAGCACGCAAGCCGACCCTCACCATCAACCGGCTGATCGCCTACGTGGCTCAGATCGTCGGCAACCGGCGGCTCAACGAGACGACCATCAAAGTCGTGCCTGACAACGGCGGTGAGAAGCAGACCGCCCAGGTGCGCGAGGACTTGATCCGCAGCATCCAGAAGATCAGCAAGGCCGAGCAGGCCTACGACAAGGCGCTGGAGAACTCGACAATCTGCGGTATCGGCAATTTCAGTCTCCACCTCGATTACACCGACGATGACGTGTTCGAGCAGGAGATCAAGATCAAGGCAATCAACGACGCGCTCGCCGTCGTATGGGACCGCACACTGACGGAGCCGACTGGACGCGACGCGAACCATGTGTTCGTCCAGGAGGTGATGCCACAGGCGGAGTTCCGGCACCGCTGGCCGTGGGCCACGCCATCGGACATGATGGCGGACATCGCGCTCCGCGGCGACCAGCGCATGAGCGGCTGGGTCACGATCGACGACGTGCGGATTGTCAGCTATTGGCGCATGCGCTCGCATCGCCGCACGCTGGCGCTGATGCAGGACGGCAAGGTTGTTGACCTGACCGACAACAAGGATCCAGACGTGCTGTCGGCGGTGCAGTCGCGCCCTGACGGCTCGCCGTATCTTCGTGAGGTCGACCGCAAGTACGCCGAAATGTACCTGTGTTCGGGCCTCGACATCCTCGAGGGGCCGTACCGCCTGCCTGTCAGCCGCGTGCCGGTCTACCGCGTGCCGGGCTGGGAGATCAACACCGGCGAGTGGCGCCATCGATGGGGCCTGGTGCGGTTCCTCAAGGATCCGCAGCGCCTCCATAACTACTGGCGCTCGACCGTCGCGGAAAAGCTGATGCAGACGCCGCGTGCGGTGTGGCTCGCCGCCAGCACCGCCGTCGAGGGCCGCGAGAAGGCGTTCCGGGAATCACACATCACCGACGATCCGCTGCTGGTCTACAACGGCGACGCCGCGCAGAAGCCCGAGCGCGTCATGCCGGCGCAGATCGAGGAGGCTTTGATCGGGGAGTCGCAGATGTCCGTGCAGGACATGCGCGACGTGAGCAATCTCCACGAGGCGTCGCTTGGCATGCCGAGCAACGAGGTAAGTGGCAAGGCGATTCTTGCCCGCCAGAAGATCGGCGACCTCGGCACGGTGCTGTATCACGACAACCTGAACAACGCGATCGAGGAATGCGGCAAGACCGTGAACGAGTTGCTGAATGTGACCTACGATTCTCCGCGCATCGTGAAGGTGCTGGGGCCGGAGGGCAAGGACGATCTCCAGGCCATCAACGACATGACCAATCCCAAGTCGGTCGACATCACGTCGGGCAAGTACAGCGTCTCGCTCATTTCAGGCCCGTCCTACATGACGAAGCGCATCGAGGCTGCGGAAAGCATGCTGGCGTTTGTCAATGCGGCGCCGCAGGTTGCCGCGGTGGCGATGGACCTGATCGCCGAGGCCCAGGATTGGCCGAAGGCCGACGAACTCGCCAAGCGGCTGCGCAAGATGCTGCCTCCCGGCATGGCGGACCCGAGCGATATGTCGCCGGAGGAGCAGCAATCCGCGCAGGGCCAGGCACAGCAGGCGCAGCAGCAGGCGCAGATGGCGGCGCAGGTTGCGATGCTGAAAGCGCAGAACCTCCAGGCTGACACCACATTGAAAATGGCGACGGCGCAACAACGCAGCGCAGCCGCACAGGCCGCGCCCGCACACACGCAGATCGAAGCACTTAACGCTCAGTCCAACGCGCAGGCGAAGGCGCACAAGGCCGCGATGGACACGATTGCCGCAGCAGAAGGGAAACCATGAGCACCGAACAGGCGCAGGACGACACCAAGACTGCCGAGACGACACACCAGGACGAAATGTCGCAGTTCGCCACGGAGGCGATCGAGGATGGCAAAGTTGTTGAGGCGAAAGAGGTAGAAACTGCCTCTGAGGACGCAGCTAAGGAAACTCCGGGAACGCCAGTGGAAGGCGGGGAAACCGCCGAGGAGCCCAGGCGCACCGTCCAGGAGCGCATCAACGAGCTGACGCGCGGCCGCCGCGACGCTGAGCGCCGCGCGCAGGAACTCGAGGCGCGGCTTGCCCGTCTGGAAACCGGCTCCAAGCCGGCCGAGGAAGCCAAGCCCGCTGTTGACGCCGAGCCTGACCCGGCTGACACCGCGAAATATCCCTATGGCGAACTCGACAAGAACTACCTCCGCGACTTCGCATCGCACTCCGCGCGCCAGGAGCACAAGCGGCTGCTGGCTGCCGACGCCGAGGCGAAAAAGCAGGAGAAGGTGCAGGCCGAGCAGAACGACGTGCGCAGCAAGATCACCGCAATGGTGACGCGCGGTGACAAGAAATACGAGGATTTCCAGGACGCCATCAACGAGGCATCGGCCGCAGGCGCCCAACTGACCCCGGATCTGGCGCTCCTCGTCGCTGAGTCCGAGGTGGGTGAGGACGTGGTGTACCACCTCGCCAAGAACCCGGCGGAGGCCAAGGCGCTCGTGGCGCAGGGTCCGCTCGCGATGGCCAAGGCGTTCGGCAAGCTCGAGGCGCGGTTCGAGAAAACCGCCGAGAAGCCGAAAGCCAAGACCACCGGCGCGCCGCCGCCGCCCGCGCACAACGCGCGTGGCTCCAACGGCCGGTTCGCCGCGACAGCAGACACAGACGACTTCGCTGCGTTCGAGGCGTCAGCGATGGGGCGGTAGTAGCCCCTTGACGAAATTCCACCACGGCACTACCTGACGACACATCGGCCAGCCGGCCGCCGCATGAAACTGCCGGCACACCCGCCTGCGTTACCCGAGCGCAGGAGGACCGCCGCAAGGCGCTCTATCGGTCCTTAACCCGATTTGCGACGCACCACGCGTCGCCATGGAGCGCTACGATGGCTTCCCAATTCTTGGCCGCGACCGAATACGCTAACGTCATGTTATTGCTGTTGAAGAACAACCTCGTCTACGGCCGCCTTGTCGATGGCCAGTTCAAGGATGAGGTGACCGACGAAAACGGCTTGAAGATCAACGTCAAGCGGCCGCCCCGCTTCGTCCAGAACGATGCCTCGGCGTTCAGCGCCACGCTCGCTGCGCAGGATCTCGTCACTGGTTCCTCGAACGTCTCCGTCAACCAGTACGCCAAGGTTCATATCAGCATTGGCGACATCGAGTATGTCCAGAGCTACAACGCCCTGATGCAGAACGCCACGATGAAGTCGGCGGCGCAGACGCTTGCGCACCAGGTCGATTCGTTCATCGCCGGGCAGACGCTCAAGTTCCACTCGTTCGCGGAGTACAGCGCCACCACTGGCGTCATGGACGCGGCTGCGGCCGACTCGGCCAAGGCCCTTTCCCTCCCGGCGCATGCGATGGCGGCGCACACCCGCCTGATGCAGATGGGCGTCCCGGATACCGACATTTGCGGTGTCATGCCGCATGCGGACGGCCAGCTCATTCGCGGCTCGCTGACCGGCGGCTTCATCCAGGGCGTCAACAAGACCGCCCTTGAGCGCGCCACCCTGCCGATCCTGAGCACGATCGACTGGTATCAGACCCAGCAGACCCCGACGCTGACCTACGGTGATCACTCGATGACCGCCGGCCAGATCAAGGGCGCGTCTCAGAACGTCAACTACCGCACGGTGAAGGACACCAACAAGCAGGACCTCATCACCGACACCTACGGCAACTCCAAGACGATCAAGAAAGGCGAGGTGTTCACCATCGCCAATGTGTTCGCCTGGGATTGGCGCAAGAATGCCGCGCTGCCATACCTCCAGCAGTTCACGGTGCTGGCGGACGTGACCACGGACGGCGCGGACGGCTCGGCGACACTCTCGATCTCGCCGCCCATCATCGTCCAGGGCTCCAGCGACGGCACCGACACCAATGCGAACACAGCGTTCGCGACGGTCGACTCCGTGCCGGCCGACGACGCGGTTCTCACCTTCGCCGGCGTGGCTTCGACCTCGCAACAGGTCAAGGCTGCGTGGCAGAAGCGCGCAATCTCCCTCGTCTCGGCACGGCTCCACATGCCGTTCACCGGCGTAGCGAGCTTCGCGCGTGACCCGGGCACCGGCATCGGCCTGCGCTACTGGCGCGGCTCCGACATCAGCACCGGTGCGCATGTCCATCGTTGGGACATGATCTACGGCGCCGAGGTGATGGACACGTTCCTCGGCACCCGCGTCTGCGGCGCCTCAGTCTCGTAACGGAGGGGCCTAGCGCCCCTCCTCTTTCATTCGAGGGTTCATCATGGCCAATTCAGGATGGGTGCAGGCGGTTCGCAAGGGCCTTGCAGCCAGCAAGCCGACCACGCCCGACGTGCCGGAGAGCACGTTCGTCTACTACTACGAGACGGACACCGGCATTCTCCAGATGTGGAACGGTTCCGCATGGGTCGAGGTGGTCCGCCTCGGCACTGGGGCATCCGCGACTGTTGCTGCCGCGGGCAGCACGCAGGCCGACGCCGCGCCGATCGCTGCAGGCCTCACGCAGGTCACCGCTGCGAACGGCACCAAGGGCGTCGTGCTTCCGACCCCTGTTCCCGGCATGATTTGCTACGTCAAGAACACCGTCGCGTCGATCCTCAAGGTGTACCCGCCGGGCACCGGCGTCATCAACGCCTTGTCGGCGAGCGCCGCGATCTCGATGGCAGCCAGCACGGCTGCTGCGTTCATCGCGTTCGACACGACGACTTGGTACACCTTTCCGCTGGTGCCGTCGTAATGGCGCGCTTCCCAAGCTGGCCCGCGTTTCGCTACGGCCCGAATGGCGAGGCACAGATATTCCAGCGGCCCGAGGATGTGCCGGAGGGCTGGAAAGACAGTCCTGGGGCGCACTTCGAGCCGCCCCCGGCCGTCAAGCCGGCGCCGATGACGCGCGAGGAGGTGGTTGCGGCGCTCAAGGCGCGAGGTGTCGAGTTCAAGCGGAACGCCCCCACGTCCGTCCTATGCGACCAACTGAAAGCCCTCGGCGATGACGACGTGCAGCGATCTGATCCAAGCGGCGCTCCGTGAAGGGAATCTCCTCGCCGCCGGCGTCTCTCCGACATCCGTAGAGCAGAGCGAGGCGCTTGGGCGGCTCAATGCCTACAACAAGCAGCTTTTCGGCGTCCTGATCGGCGAGTACAATCAGGACTGGCTCGTGCCGGCACCGCAGCGCACCGCGCCGCAGGCTGCCAACTACCCACAACTCCCCTACCCGATCGACACGCTCGGCGACGCCATCCTGCCATCGAGCAGCGACCTGAGCGATAACATCTGGCCGTTCCCGCCGCAAAACTCGCGGCTGGTTGTGGCAGTGACCTCCGCCGCAACGGTCTATTTCCCCGAGGCGCCGAATGATGGCGCGCGTATGAGCTTCGTGGCGACGCCGGAAATGAGCGACACGCTGACGCTCGACGGCAACGGCAAGGCCATCGAGGGCGTGGCCACTAAGGACGTGACCGCGGCCGACACCGGGCGCAAGTGGTTCTTCCGCGCCGACTTGGCGAATTGGGTGGCGCTCACGACGCTCGGCCTCACTGACACGCCACCGCTGCCCGACGAGTTCGACGACCTCTACGTGACGGCGCTCGCCATCCGCCTGTCGTCGCGCTACGGGCAAGACCCGCGCGCCGGCACGCAGAACACCTACAAGGACATGCTCAAGCAGGCGAAGACCCGCTTCGCGCAGAGCGGCAACACCATCTATCGCTCGAACGAAATACCGCGGGGCTTGGAGAGCTACCTCACCGGCCGTTGGCAGTGGTGACGCGATGGGGGAGGTCCAGGTCAAGCTCGGCATCAACGCATACGCGCGCACCTACTCGGGCGAGCCGGTAATACGCCAGCTTAACCGCTTCGTAGAAAAGAGCGGAGTGAATCAAGTCGAGCAGCGCATCAGCCTGGCGCGGCCGGGCACGTCGCTGCTTGGCACCTACGGGGCCGGGCCGATACGCAGCACATGGAGCCGCCCCGACGTGTTCGGCGGCGACCTGCTGGTGGTGTCGGGCGCCGAACTCTATCGCGTCGCTGCTGACGGCACCGCGCATGTGGTGAGCGGCGACATCGAAGGTGGCTCCGGCGACGTGAGCATGGACGTGGTATCGACCGGCGGTAGCCGCCGTGTTTTCATCGCGGACGGCACGCTGCTCCAGTATTATGATGGCGGCACGCAGGCGAGCGGCACATTCACTGCGGCCGTGCCGCCCCATCCAGACATCTATGCCCAGGTGATCGAGATCGGCGGGCTGCACTACGGCTGGGGCGCGCTCGGCAAGAGCGCCACCGGCACGTTCGCGCTGAGTGCCAACGCCACGGCAACCAAAACCGTCACGCTCGGCACCACTGTCTACACCTTCGTCGTCTCGGCGGCGGCAGCCAATGACGTGAAGATCGGCACCGACGCGGCTGCCACTCTGGCGAACCTCGTGGCTGCGATCACTGCTGGCACCGGCTCAGGCACGCTGTACGGCGCGGGCACGGTCGCCAATCCCGACGCCACCGCAGCGATTTCCGGTAGCGACGTGCTGGCCACTGCGGCCTATTCCGGGCTCGGCGGCAACTTCGTCCTGACCGCGACCGATGACCCGGCCGGCTCATGGACCGGCGCGACGCTCACGGGGGCCGGGGACATCAACAAGGCCGCCGCAGGCGTGCTCTACCTTCCGTC